TATAAAGGTTTCAAATATAGATGCTGTAACCCCCGAGTTAATTGTGTTTCCAATATTACCAGTATGAGTAAATTCAGTACGATTAAAAAATACAACTCGGCCTATATTATATCCATCTGTAAATTGTGAATTACTATTAAATAACGTTTCACCAGTCGGACTTAGTGCGATAAAACTTGATGCTGTTACATTTCCGCCTGGGGCTAAAAAAAAGCCACTTGATGAAATTTCTAATTGACCATTTGAACCTGATATATATTGTGATGTAGGGTCACCTAGAAAAAATGTTTGGGTGCGCACATCTAATTCAGATGGTTGAGTTGAATATCTAAAATAATTATTTGAATTTGCATATAGTTCTAAACCAACTCCGGTATATGGAATACCTCCTTTAGTACCTAATGACCCCGAAAGTGCAGATCCAGACCATATAAGAAATCCAGGAAATCCGGCTGCAAATCCTTGATATCCTAAAGATCTAATAAATCCGGTATTTTTGTAGCCAGAAATTGCAACCCCGGTTTCTAGAGAATCTGCTACATATAACGAACCAGTAAGCATTGAATAATCGCCATCGATATATCGATTGCCCCCTTGCCAGTTTTTATTTAAGTCATAGCTAATTTGTTTGCACAGCTCGCCTGCAATATTGTAATATTCTGCTTTAAATGAAAGTTGATTGTTTGATTTGTGTGCGGTTGGTACTGCTATCTGAGTGCGAAAATAATTTGGTGTATATCCAGCATCATTGTCAGTTGTAGTCCGAATATCAGCAACCTGCCATGTGCCCGATTCTACTACTAATAGAATAACACCTGTACCAGATGTATCTGCAGTAAAATTAAATGTAATATTATCAAATCGTTGAGTATTAGATGTTACCTGTAGTTGCCCTATTTTTTTTCCTAATGGAGTAGAAAACTCTGAATTTAATGGGTCAGTTGTTTGCGTGTTAAATGCACTACCCGACATATATACTGACAGAATAGGTGTAGTTGATCCAGATACGCTACCAATTGCATCTAATGTTAACTTATATTGTGTGTCACGTGTAAACTCGCGCGCTACCGTGTTGTTAATTTGTGCAATAGTAACTGTATTAAATGGTGTTAAATCTACGGTGTTCGATATAATCATCGAATTTGGTAGATTCTGATTATTGTATGTTAACGTTGGGTTTGGACCTGTAGTAAATCCTTGTAATGTGCGACCCGTCCAATATGTGTTTATCGTAGTTTGATTGATAAAATTACCGATCGGTTGTGGTGGTAATGCAGACGCAGTTGATGCAATAAATATTTCGGTGTCTGTTAATTCTAATTCAGTTAGCAATTCCCACGTGCCAATTTGTCCAATATTGGACATGTATACTTTTATATGTGACGTATCACCTGTTGCTGGTTCTAATCCGTTTATATTAATTAGTGCAAATGATTCTGAATTTTGTGTTGGTATGTATGTGGGTGTAGCTTCATATGTAATTGTATATGCAGACGCATCAAATTCCGCGAATGTATGTGTAGTTAAGCCTTGTGTATTATTAACCGTATACGTAGTATCTAACAAGGCTGTTGTATTTGATAATATCTTTTTTATAGTACTAGTGAACCCGGGTGTAAAAGTGCTAAAAATAGGCGTAGGCGTGGCATTAACTGGCGAACTAACTGTTAATGTACCACCTACCATATCTGCAACTAATACACCGCCAATTAATTCGATAGCCGGTTGACCGTTATATGTAAAATATTTAATAGTGCCTACCGAATAAGTCGGAAATTGTATATTGCCTTGATATTGTCGATCCAATTGGGTTGACAATTGTTCATTAACTGTTAATATCGGAGTATCAACATAAATAATTTCAGTATCATTTGCAACGTTTGGATTAATAGCTACAGTTCTAGACCATTTTACGTTAGGTTTACCTTGCCATTCAGTCGGAGCAATACTACTTTCACCTAGCAATGTTATAGTACAATCGCCTGGGGATGTTTCTGCATACACATAAATTGCAATAACCCTAGATTTATCTTCATCTATATAATTTATAACTTCAGTATATACCGGGTCTCCGTTATAGTCTAAAACTTCGATTGCTAAATTAGACCCCGGAGTTAAATTGGTAGGATGTCCCCTAAGTTTAAATAAATTTTTACCTGCAGTTAATCGTTGAGGAAATTCAGAAATTTGAAAAAAATCTGGGGATGTTAATGAATTATCAGTAAACCAAACTGGTGCAAATTCTAATCCTTTATATACCGATTTTTTTCGTTGCATTATATTAACAATTTAATTATAAATATAATCTCATAAACAATTGACTATGTATAATGGATTTTACTAAATCCGTCAAACTTATCAATTGATATCAATGAGTTTACCATATCCCGCATTGAATCTACATGTGAGATAATTATAGAAAAATCAAATTTATGTTTAAAGTATTCAAACAAATTAACAACAGAAGATATATGTTCTGCGTCTAATGACCCCCATCCTTCGTCTATTGCAATGAAGTTTGGTCTAGGCAATGCAGATATATTAATAAGTGCGATTCGAATTGCTAATGAAGAAATAAATCGTTCCATGCCACTAGTTAATTCTAATGGCCAGAAATTAGATTCATCATAAATAATATAACCGTTAATATTTTTTCCATCTGTTTGTAAAACCATGTTAAAATCAACTACCTGGTTTAACACATTATTAATTTCTGATTCAATTTTTGGTAAAGCTTTGGAAATTAATTCATATGGAATACCATCTCGTTTTACAGCTAGCAAATAGTATTCATATGCTTTTGATTCAATTTCCAATTGTTTGTATATTGTTAATTGATCAATAGCTGATTGTTTTGTGGTTTTTGCAACTTCAACTTCACCATACATATTGCGAATATTTGACGTAATTTGTTTTATTTTTTCTGCAATTATTGTTATTTCACGTTTATATGATTCTATAGTTTTATTAATTTTAGCATTATGAGTTATTGCTGTTTCATTGTGTTTAAATAACTCTTGTCGTTCTAAACATGTTTCTAGTTCAGACTCCCGGGTTTGTAACTCATTCTCTAATACTTGTAGTTGTAAGTCATTACGATCATGTGTTATTTGGCGAGATTCTACGAGTTTAATCAAGTTATCAACATGAATTTTATCTTGAACACTTGGTTCATATATTAATAATTCTGTTTGTAATTCATCGCGTGTGGTGTTTAATTCTGTTAATACTTGTTGATCTGCTTCAATTGTAGATTGTGCTTGTATTGCGTCTTGTACGAAAACATTAGATGTACAGTATTCACATTTTGGGTCATATTGATGTGCATCAAGATGTTGTATTTTTCTTTGTTTTTCATGAATTTTATCTTGTTGTGTTTGTATTAAACCATTAATTTGTTGTAATTTAGTTTGAATCAATTGATGTTGTGCTACATTACTGTCTAACTGATTCTTGTTATATGATTTAATATTTGTTGTAAGTTCACTAATTTCATTAGTTAAGTCATCTAGCTCAAGTTCAGATTTAGCAATTTGTTTCTGTAACAGATCAATTTTTTTTGTTAAATTATTTTCTTGATTTTCTAATTCAGTTAAACTAGGCCCGTCATATGTAGTTGGTAATTTAGATTCAACTAATTCTAAAATAGAATCCTGAATTTTACTTCTAGATTCTTGTAAATCTAATTCTTCGGCTTCTAACCGTTTAATGTTGTCATGATTATTATTTATAATATGATCTGATTCGGATATAATAGATGCAAAATCAGTTTTCTTATATTCTTTCAACCGACCAGCTGTTTCTTTTATTTCATCAGTTGCTAACTGATATAATTGTTCGAACACTGTAATATCTAAAAATTGCGATAATAAATCTTTTCGTTCTCGTTGAGATTTTTCTATAAAATTGTTATTATCTGCTTGCAAAGAAAATGCAGTTAAAATAAAATCGTCGTATGTGCCTAAATAGCGTCGTATGTTTTTGTTAGTTTCGCTGCGTTCCTCCCCATTAAGATTTTCAGTATCAGTATAAAAATTAACTAAAACTTTAACATGTCCATTTTTTTGTTTTATTCCGGTTCGTTCTATAGTATAAGTAGTACCATTTAAATCAAATTTAAATTTAGCAGTAAAACTAGTTTTTTTATTATTTAAAACTTCGTGAGCTTTACCGGTTTTACTACATTTATCAAATATTGTATATGTTATAGCATCTAACAATGAAGACTTACCAGCTGTATTAGATGCAAATAAACCACATACGTCTTGCATGTTTTCAAAATTTATAATGTTATCTTCACCATATGAAAACATGTTACTAAATTCAAATGATATAGGATGCCATGTCATATGTCTTACCGATTCAACTGCGGGTAATTTACTATTAATCGTACGATTTATATATCGAATTGCATCTTGTTCTTCTGCAGAAACATCTGGATAATTCGTAGATACAAATTCGGTGATTAATTCATTTTGATATTCAACATCGCGTACATTTCCAATTGCAATCTGATTAATTTCATCACTGTTAGTTTGCGTAGTACTACGTTGTACTGTTATATCTTGAACATCATATTTTTTACGTAAATTAGTTATTAGAGTTTTGATATCCGCAGCACTAGTATTATTAAACTTAATACGTATTCTGGGTTTATTTGGTATGTAGCTAGGAGCATTGATAATCGTTGCAGCATCGACTTCAATAGTAACATAGCCATAATCATTTTGTATGTTAATAAACTTCGAAGTTTTTGTGTTTACATCCCATAACAATATACCATGTTCTAAAGCTTCTCCGTAATTTTGTTGGATCGTACTACCCGGGTATGCAATTAATGGTTTTTTCTTGTATACTGTAATTTTTTTATTCATGTTTATTTTTTTATCTGCCAACCTGAGTTTAAATATGATTGCAATTGTTGTTCATCAATTTCTAATTCTTCATACTCATATTCTTGTAATATTTGGTTTGGTTTATGTATATCTCCTAATAAAACTAAATCATGCCCATCGAATAAATCTGTGCTAACATGTTGATTAGATATTAAATATCCGATATCTGTTTTTGCAGAATTTACAGCGCCATGATGTAATGCAATTTTATATGCAGAATCAAATTCATTAGCTCGTATATAATCGGCTGGTGGTATATCTACGGGCATATGATTAAATGTGCATTGGGCTATTTGATACACAGCATTATCTCGTATAAAATGTATATATGGATTAGTAGTAACATTTAATATCGGACTTATTGCATCGATGCGGTGCATATTATTTAAATTCATGTCATGGTTACCTAGTATTACAATTGTAGGTAATGTAAATGCATTGAAAAATTCAATTAACATTTGCACTAGTTCTGGCGACATATCTAGTTTACTGTGCACAATATCTCCGGTTACTACTGCGATACTTCCAGGGTTACGATAACGTTCAATTGTATCAAACATGTTTTTAAAAACTTCGCGGTATTCTTTATGACGTTTTAATGTGCGAATGTGAATATCGGAAATATGAAATATATTATCGATATGAGATATACCTATGTCTAAATGTTTTATGTCCATAACATGTCCATTTTAATGTGCATTAATTGCTCGAATGTTAGTAAATCAGTTTGTTGTATGATATGATTAATTTTATCAAATCCTAATTCGGATGCATCTTCTGACTGTAATTGTATAAAATATACATTTAATCCTTCTGACATGAATTTTTCTGCGATTTGTATAGACTTCTTTAAAGCATCCGCATCTAAACATATATAAATGTCAGTTACTCGTTGTTCGATTATTTTTCGCTGAAGTGCTGGTTGTATTATTTTTCCAAATAATGGTATAGCATTGCGTTTGATAGCAATTGCGTCAAAAGCTCCTTCACATAAAATAATAGGTTGAGACCAGTTTATGAATAAATCAAATCCTATAATATCTTTAGATACTGTTGGATTTTTATGCTTTTGGGTATCATGTTTATAAAAAGCTCGAGAAACAAAATAATTTAATTGACCTGCACTATCGTAACTAGGGATAATTATTTTCCCAGAATATGGGCCTGATTCACAATACCCGATTCGGTATTTAATTATATCAAAGATAGTAATACCTCTCGATTTAAGATAATGCATTGCATTTTTATAATCTGGAGTTTGTTTTACATGCCAAAGTGGTTTGTAATCTGTTGGTAATTGTATTGTTTCTGTGACCGGCGTATGATTAATTAAATTTGAATTCTTAAATTTAGATGATTCGATAATTTTATTCAATTGATCGAATTTGTCTTTACTTAAATTTAATTGTTTAAATAAACTAGATATAGATCTGCCTTTTTTATCTGATATCCAACAATGCCATGCATTTTCACCGTCAGATGTAGTTTGTATATCAATTTCTAATTTAGGTTTATAATGAGATACAAATGGAGAGAAAAATGCAATATTATTACCAGATGTAGGTTTACCTTTACCTAATATAGTTTCTAGTAATTGTAACAGTTTTAGATTTTTCATTATTATAATATAATGAAAATCCAGAAAATAACCAATTAATTATTATTAATATTAATATTAATATGGTTAAGCACATCCATTTCATTACTGGCTTAACGATCGAATCTAAAGAATCAATCATTTAATTATATGAATCTACTGAAAATTTTTCATATATTTTAGTTTTAGCCTAGAAATTTTTTAATATTAACCGGGGTTTCTCCGTTTTTTACACATTCTAATAACCATTCAAATGGGATTTCTTTTTTAGCAACATGTACGATACCTAATTTTCGAGCATACATTTCATATGTAGTTTTGCTATTTTTTGAAATTTTTTGATTCGGCGTTTGAAATATCATACGTATATCAATTCCAGGATTCGATGTTATAACATGTTTCATTTTTAAACGATCGACAGATGTCCATCTACCTTTTGTTTCGATATACATTAAACTTCCATTTCGTTTTACAAATACAAAATCAGGTGTATATTTAGCAACACGCTCTGGTACAACATATTGTAATACGTCGGTTTCATATTTTAATGGATAATCTGATTGTTTTATTTGTTCAGCAACTACATGTTCTAATCCAGATTTATATCCATATTTTAATGCATTAGCCCGGGTTGTATTTCCTGAACTATGAAAGTGATTTTTCTTCATATTATAACATTTAAATTCTAAATTACCAATCGACCATAACCATACGGCCATTATATTGCATTACATTTTCCGGCCGGAAATCGATATCGACGGCTAAATCGTCAATATTAACTAGATTGCAATCAGTATATAATTGCGATATAAATTCTATCAGTTCAACTGAATATTCATATGTACTCTGTTGATTCCCCCATTCTAGAATAGATATATCATCACTTGACTTTTGCATAACATGTTTATAGTCACTGAAAAATTTTTGTATTTCAACTAATTGTGTCGGAGTTAAATCTGTCGCGTTACTCATGATATACATGTTATTACCATCGACATAATGTATAGGAATAAATGTATTATATATATTATTATCGCGCAACAAAGCAGCTGCTACGTTATATTCAAATTCATCTGATGTTTTTTTAAATACTAACTTAGTGTCATGTATTTTATATACGGTACCATTATCGCCAGACCCGATTAAGTTATACTGTTTATTTTTAATTTGTTGTAAAGCTAATGCAATGGTATCAGATATAGTTTCAAATAACAAATGTTTTAATCGTATCATGTTAAACTCCTATCTAAATCAATTCGAATTAAAAAACTCATATCAACATCATTTCGTTTTTTAATAGGCTGTGCTAATTTACCAATTGCTAGCAATTGACCTTCTGTGTTATATAATCCAATTGTAGTTATATACGGAGAAAAATTACTACCTGTCACAAATGATTGATATGTTATATCATTATCTCGTGTAAGAGTAGGATTCAATGATAAATTCAAATTTCCAGCTTTTACTGTTACAATTACGCCTAATTCATACGATGTTAATGTGCTTCGAAAACTAGCTGTATATGGAGTATTTAATATATCATTATACCGATAATCTGCACTAGTTATGATAGCAAACCCAGACTTATTAAATACATCCCCCACTTTACTTGTTTGTAAACACGTGCCTCCTTCTGTACGATCGTTTAAGTAGGTAATTTCTGAAAATGTTAAATGTTTATCGAATATTCGTATTTCATCCACTGCCCCGGTTAATTGCATGGTATTTTCAAATCCTCCGATATACAATTTTTCTGTATTATCTATACGAGCTGATTCGGTTAATGGAGAAAATGTATTAATAAGAATCGAATTTGATGTAGTTCCGTGTAAAATACCGTTACAATATAATTGCAATTCACTTCCACTTTTTTGGCATACAACATGAGTCCAATCCGAAATTGATGATGTTGATGATACTGCAACTATTAACTCGGTACTACCGGCAACTTTAAATTCAATTTCATTATTCGTGTTTAATTCGATACGAAATGGATATGTCGATGATTCTTTCATATTACTTTTCGAAAGTATCAACATATCA